AGTTCGATGTAGGTGGCGATTGTGTGATCGTCGTACTCGGCCAGCACGTGGAACGGTATGTGCGTGGAGATGGACAGTGCGACACACAGCCGGGCGTGTGTGCCTACCGGGTAGGGTCCGGCGTCGCCTCACTGTCTGCATCGTCGTCATCGTCGTGAGTCACGTCCGTGCAGTCGACCATCGAGAACTCATCGAAGGACTTGCCGTACTTGCCGGTGCGGACAAGTGCCGCCCATGCGAGGTAGGTCAAGCCGATGAATGGTATCTCCGACATGGCCGGGTACTTGTTCTTGACCGCGAACATATCCCACCGAACGCGGTCCGGGTTCGACACTGCGACAACATGTTCGGTGCCGTCTGCCATGTCGACAGTGAGTTGCATTAATGCCATTAGATGTACCTCAACAATTCGTCTATGTCGTCTTCGTAGGCCTCGACTACTCGCGCTTGAGCGAGTGCGCGAGTGAGAAAATGGTTCGGCGCGATATTGCGTCGCGGCCAACCCCAGTGGATTACGCCGGCGTAGACCGTCGACGCGCCGACTTGCAGACTCCCGCGTGTGGTGGTCTGCACACGAATCGACTGGGATAGCCGGCCGGTGCGTATCGGCGCTTCATCGCGGGCGTAACGCACCATGCGGGTGGCAATCTCACGGTTGGTGTCCGTGAGGTCGCCGACCCGTTGCGCGGCGCGCTGTACATCACGCGGGATGCGGGCACCACGCGTGATCTGTACATCCGCACCGGACATCTCTACGCCACCGCAGCGATCACAGGTGTGCCTACGATGTCGAGTTCGAAGTCCGATGTCGGCTTGGTCGCCACGTCGCCACCCAAGTTGAGCGGGTCGACCACGAGAGTGCCGGTGACCTTGCGGGCGCTGATCGTGTTCGGGATGAACTCGAACGGTTGCTCGGTGCCCTTGTTGGCCCACGACCACGTGAGGAACCCGGACGCAGAGATGTCCTGGTACATCGTGCCGGTGAGTTTCGCGGTGTATGTGGTGTCACCGGCCACGGTATCGCCGCAGAGCACGGTCACCGAATCACCGGCGTCTTTGTCCCACTCGATGCCGGCTTTGGTGATCTGGCATGAGATGTTCTGACCCGGACCGGTCCCGATGATGAGTTCGCCTGGTCCGAGCTTGTATGTCTGTACAGCCATGACGTATTCCCTTGCGTGTCAGCAGATTTGGAGTGTGGTTGTGATGCGCCACGCTGGCAGTGGAGCACCGCCAGCCGGCAACGTGATCGCGTCAACGAACGACGTGTCTTCGATGTCGACCAGAGAACGGGTGAGGTCGAACAGCTCTGAAAGAACCCGCGTGGACCGCTGGTATCCGTGGTCGGGTGCGATCAGGTACACGTCGACTTCGATCACGACACCACCAGCGAGATAGTGTGACTGAGCCTTGACCGGCAGCACCCACGCACCGGGTGCGTTGACCTCACGCGGATCTTGTGTGGCCCGCACCCCCATGGCGGTCAAGTCGACACACAGCTGATCAAGTGCGTTGGCGACGACAGTCACGTGATCACCCGACCTGTGGTTCGGTGTAGAACCCCATACCGAGCAGTATCGCCACGTCGGGGTCGTTGCGCCGGACGTACGTCGGTCCCAGATCGCCGTAGGACTCGACACCGGCCGGTGAGTTCCGTCGACGCCACACCCGAGCCGCGAGCATCGTCGCTCCATGCTTGATGTTGGCAGACCAGTCCGCGTCAGCGAGCGGCCGCCACTGAGAAACCAGTGCGTTGATGGCGTCGACGGTGGTACTCAGTCCCGGGTCTACCGTGTCATCGGGCAGACCCAGAAACTGAGTCACAGCCAACACCGTTGTTGGCGTTGGCATTACGTGTCACCCCCCAACGGGCGGAACGATGGTCACCTTGGCGACGCCGGTGGCCTTGTGCACGATGTGCGCCGTATACCCGAACAGCGCAGCGTCACGGCCGCCGTTGGCGAGGTGTTCGGCCTCTACGCGAATCGGTGCACCGGGCAGCTCGTAGAACGTGATCGCTTGCCGCGCACCGACATACACAGTCCCGGCCGGGAGCGTCGGCGAGCTCACCCAGTTGTTCGGGTCGATCTTCAGAGCAGACATGAACGCCGGCACATCCTGCGTCGAGATGTCCAACAGTGACTGATAATCAGCGTCGGACAACAGGACGAACGTCGGGTCAGTGCGGACCGCAGCCTTTACCGCGAACCGTGCTTTGGTGACCGCCTTCAGGACCGACTCAGCGTCACCGGCCGCGACAGCAGTGGAGGTGATCGCTGACAACGCTTGGCCGTCGGAGAGCATGGCGTACGACTCTGCCATCGCCGCAAAGTACGACTTGAGGAACTCTTGGTCAGGGAAGTCAAAAAACTTGCGGTCAATGTCGTGACCGCCGGCCAACCGGGTGGCCGATGTTTCGGCGAGCTCGGTGGTCGGGGTGTTGGTCGGGACGGCCGCCTTATCGCCGTCGTATGGAGCAACGACCGGCTTGGTCACCCATCGCCAGCCCTGGACTTTCCAGTTCGTGAGCTTGCCGGGGTTGAGCAGTGGGACGTATTCACGCTGGTAGGCGACGCCGGACCAGAGCTCACCGAGCCACCCGGTCTGGCTCACCCACGGATGAGAGGACCGGGTGATGTCGTTGAACGCGGCGATCAGTGAGTCGTCACGCCGGCCGGAGGCGATGGCGGTCAGCGTCTCGCACACCGACGACAGCGACAGAACCGGGTGAGTGACGACTGGCGAGATGCGGGCGGGTGCGGTGCTGGGTCCGACGTAGGCGTTGGCGTGCACCTGCGTGACGCGGGCGTTCTCGAACGCCGGCACCGGCACGAGTGCGACCGCAGCTAGTGCGCCGGCAGTTACTGTGTCGCCATCCATAACCACGTCGGTCAGCTCGACACTCAGACCGTCGCGGACCGACTGCGCATCGACAAGGGCCTGGTCACCGTCAGCGCCGGGCACGATTGCGAACGTAGCGACAAGGCCCCGGTCGGTGGACTCGATGGCCGTGCAGTGGCCGACGACCATGCCAGACCCGTCGGCACGCCGGTGGTCACGGAATAGTTTGATCCTCGAAACATCTTCCGGCACACCGACAGCGCCAGCGTTGATGCGGGTCGCGCCGGTCGATGCATTACCGAGCTGCCCGAACGGAACGATCAGGCCGGTGATGGTTCGTGTTGGGGCGTTGACGGCCGGCGCAGAGCCGGCAGTCAGAACGGTGATGGCCTGTACTGCGTTGGCGTACAGCCAGCGGATTACGTCACTCACTGTGGAGTCCCTTAGTTAACCGGACGATGCCGCCCGGTGAGTGGTTGACCGGACCGATTGATCTGGTCTAGCTCATGTAGCAAATCCGTCACATAACGCGAGAGTTCGTCACGTTCTGCGACCACACGATCAAGATTGCCGTTCACGCCACGACGAACGTGTTCAAGGTCCGTGCGGACGCCTGCAATCGTGAACAGACTGGTGATAGTCGGGACGGCGACGGCCATAACAACCGGCAGCACGTCGTCAAGATCGTGGTCAACAATGCCAACGGCGAACAGTCCGACGATGACCAGTGCCGACACCGCAGCCGCGCCGACGATGGCAAGCGACCGGCCCGGACTGTCATACCGCTGGCCTTCGGGTTCCGGGAGAGGCTCACTCATCCTGTGCCCCTTCGAGTTTGGTGACGACAGTCTCGACAGCGTTGGCAAGATCGGTCGCCAGGACCAGGGACATCACCGACGCCAGCACGGACGTAGCGGCCAGCAGCAGCGCCAGAACAGCGATAATCCATATCATCATGCCGGCACCCCCGCTGTATCGTCGGGCACTTCGAGCTTGCCCGGTTCGGTGGGCGAGGTGAAGTCGGACAAATCCCACCGGACCGACTGGCCACGCGGAACGATGTCATCCATCCCGAGCCGCGCCGACACCGACGCCATGTAAGGCGAGAGTCCGTAGGTCAGGAACTCACCATTGCGGCCGGTTGTCGTCTCGTAGGTCAGCGATGCAGTGGCCGTGGTGGCGTCGATCATGGACGCCGGGATACCCATGGCGCGGGCGATGTCGACGGCCGCAGCGTTACGACCTTCAATCAGCAGCTGGCCGTTGGTCTGGCCATGAAAGCGGGCCTCTACAGCTGAGTTCGTGTACGCCACACCACCATTCACGCCGCGCCGAGCCTTGGCCCACTCACCTACGAGTGCGAGTATCTGGTCCTGCGACATCGGCGCGTCGGTGGTCTGATGTAGTTCGACGTTCGGCACCGGCGTCTCTGCTGCACGGTCGGCAGCGTCGACCAGCAACGACGCGTGCCGGACACACCGCCGGCCGTAGACCACCAGACCTTCATGCGGTCCCGGAATCAGGCACACCCTGCCGGGTTCGGCCGGCCGGTCGCCAAGCATGACGACGGTCTGCCCGGTCGGTGCTTGGCCGAACGACCACTGATCCGGTGGAACGCGGGTCATCGTCAGCACCGCATCTTCAGCGCCACGCTCAACGGACCAGACCGACCACCCGTAGAAAATCAGGTCGTCTATGGTCCACAGCATCCGGTGGTATGGGGACATCGCGCCGTCGGTGCGGTCCATCCATGGCGGCGACGGTAGCTCCCGGTCGCCAGCGTGCAACGTCATCGGCAGCAGACCGATAGTGCCTGCGATCAGGTGCCGGCACCGAGCGACAGCCGGCACACTCATCGCCTCTTCGCGGGTGAGTGCACCCTCTGGGATATCCCAGTCAGCGACGATGCCGGCAAAGTGCGACGGTCCGGCCCACGGCGAAGCGACCGCGACCGACGCCAACCGGTCCGGCACTTGGCGAGTCTGTCGCCAAACATCAATGAATCTCATTGTCTCCCTTATGCTCCCGCGATGATCAGTGGTGCGACAGCCGGCGCGGGCAGTCGAGCCAGACCCCACATTGCCATCGTCGCGGCCTCAAGCGCGGCGACCGGTGTCGAGTTACGCCGGCCCCACACCCTGGTGTCGCCAATATGCCGCCACGCCGCACTCGACATCGCGGCCATCAGCGCCGGGTGCTCGCGGAGCATCACCGTAGCCGGGACCGTATGCATCCGGTCCCAGAACTGCGAACACGCCGAGCCGTAGTCCGAGAGGGTGACGCCGGCCACGTCGACCGACATCAGCGTGAGCTCATCGGCGAGCGAGCCGGACGGACCACGCGGGTCGAGCGTGATCGGTGACGACGTAGAGCGAGCCAACGCCATGCACTCACCAGCGGCCCACGACGTACCGGGCCGGCAGTGCACCACTTCGATCATCGGTATGCCGTCGACGTACGCGGCCGCAGCGATGGCGACATGAGACCGGTCGATTGACACGGCCGCGCCGAGAGCGACCGGCACCGACGCCGGGATGTCACGGCCAGTGGTCACAGAGTCGATGACATGCACCGGCAGCAACGTCTCACGGGTGGCGGTGCGCCGGTTCCCGAACGCACGCGCAAAGCCGGCCGGACCGAGCTGTGCCAACGCCGACGCCAAGAACTCACGGTCGATGGTGCGACCGACAGCCGGGTGCGCGGCCGCCACCGCGTCAATGTCCGTAGGGTCCACATCGTCACCGATACCGTAGTCAACGATGGCGATACCGGGGTGACCATCAGAGGCCTTGTCGACAAGGCCATGGAACCACGACGACGACGCATCACCGACGGTAGAGAGGATGATGGTCTGCGCCCGTGGCCTGGTCGCCTGAGTCGGGGTGATCGCTTGGAGCAACGCGTCACCTTCAGCCGGCGTGAACGACCACGCTTCATCAATCAGGTTGAGGTCACTCTGCGTGCCATGGAGCGCATCGACGGTCGGCGGGTGCGCACGGAACGTCGACCCGTTGCGGAACTGCAACAGTGTCCGGGCGTTGGCCCGCTTGGCTTCCCAGAGTCGGGTCAGCGGCGACTGCGCAGCCTCTGCGCCATCAACGAGAGACAGGAAATGCTCGCGGGCATCACCGCCAGTCTGCGCAGTGAACCATGCCCGCGTGCCCGGCAGAGTGCACCGCTGGACGCCAGCGGCGAGCGTGAGCGCCGACTTGCCCGCTTGGCGTTGCACGGTGATCACGACCAGCGGGTACGACGGCCGGCCGGTCGCAGGATCGAACGCACCGATCAGGTCAGCCGCCGACCGCTGCCATGGCATGACCGGCCGGCCAAGCAGCTTGGACACCGCGCAGATAGCCGGCCCATAGGTGAGTGCGCCGGCCGGCATAGGCGTGAGGTGACGCGGCGCTACCTCACTCATCGGCGGCCGCCACCGTCGGTGCCGCCAGCGCGGCGAACAGCTCGGAGAGGTCATCGCTAGCCGCCGAGCTGGCAGCAGCTCGGGAGGCCGGGGTCATCCCAAGCTCGCGGAGCACATCGAGTGCCGGGCCTGCGAGCTTAGCCGGCGCGTACAGCGCGTGCTTGTACTCAGCCTCATCAGCTGACCACGCCAGCAAACGCAGCATGGTGACGATGGCCTCATCGGTCGGCGCGAGCATTCCGGCCGCGAACGCAGCCGACACCGACCGGTCGACCGCTTGAGCGTGCCGACGGCCAGCGCCCGACCCGCTGCCGGAGACCGGTGGAGTGAACAGCTCCCACTGATCATCACCCGGCCGCGCTCGCGGTCCGCTACCAGTGCCACCCACGCCGCCGACCGTACACCGACCGGGGGGTGTTTCACCAGAGTGCAACCGACCGGCATGGAGGCGATTGGGTGCCCGACCGACGGCCATGGAGCCCGACCGGGCACCCATCGGTGGCCATCCTGGTGCATAACCGCAGGTCAGAGGCCCTTTTTGGCACCCCCTGGTGTGGGTACCCCCCCGGGGGTACGGACCA